AGAAGGACGCTATAGCGGAAGTTGGGAATGTCTTTGCGGAAGGCGCTCTGATAAAAGAGGCCATTGAGCAGGGCATTGTATCTCCCGATTTTGTCAAGTGGTCTAAATCTTTGGCGACTATGGCCGAACGCAGGGATGGTCAGGATATGGCAGAGCTTGTCAATGGTACGACCGGAGAAAGCATTTTGCCAATGGGACAGAGCCTTCCTTCCGTGAGGAGGCGTGGAACCATTGATGTAACTCCTTCTGTAAGAACAATTAACGAAGCCGTATCAAACATAGTCAATGGCGCATCGGAAAGGTCTATAGGCCAGCTCCACAAATTGCAGAGGAGCATGATAAAGCTTTCGGAAAGGTTTTCTCAAGGGAAGCTGACCGAACGAGGACAACAGAAAGCGTTACTGAATTCTGTTCTCTCTATCGCTAATGCAATGGCTTCTGGTAGCCGGAAGTTTATCTCCAACCAGCTTGCCGAAAGGCTTGCGAATCCCAAGAGCAACGAAGCGTTTAATGCGGACATGAAGACTGCATTGGATGCCACAGTAGCGGCCTTGAACGAAAGAGCGGAGGCGGCGAGCCGGAAGCAGTTGGAGCGCATTATTCAGGACGAGATAAACAGGAGGGTTGAGCAAGCGGACGCTAAAGCCAAGAAGGATTTCAACAGGGAAATGAAATTCCTCCGGGGTTTAATCTCCAAGGAAATAAGGAAAGACATCAAGGAGGAAAGAGCGGAGGCGGCGGCAGAGAAGAAGCTTGCCAGTAAGAGCATACAGAGCTTGCGAAGGCTTGCCGAGAATGCTTTTAAGGACACCAAGGGGCGCTCCCGTTCTTTGGACGCACAAGCCAGAGAGGAGACTATGGATGCCCTTGAGGTTATGGCTATGTCTCCTTCCGAAGTTGCAACCCAGCTTGAAGTCTTGGATAGCACCATAGATGAGCTTCAAAACCAGCCTGCCACAGAAGAACTTGCTCTGGAACTGGAAAATCTGGAAAACCAAAAGAATCTCCTTGAGGTGTTTGGTAGTGCGTTGTATCGGGAGAAGATGCCTAACGGAAGGTATAAGTATGCTCTCAATGCACAGCAACTTGCGGAAGCAGTTAAGACATTGAAGGAGCTACAGCGTGAAGGGCGACTCCGCAGGAAAAAGGTTAATGAACGTATTGAGCGCTTCTATAATGATTTTAACGCTAAAATCAATGAGCGAGTAGGAGGAGAGAAGAATCGTGATGCCCTTAGAAAAGCCGTAATGGAAAGGGACCAACGGGGGACGGGCTTTTTGGATAGAATCTTCACGCAATTCATGAGCCTTCAACAACTCCTCGAAGTGATGTCTTCCATGAAATCCTTTAAGGACATAGGGACATTCTTGCAGAACAACGTCCAATTCGCAGAGCAACAGCGAGGGGTAGAAAAAGAAAAGGCTACGTCCAATGCGATTCGCATCATGCGTGGAATGATGGAGATTGCAGGGCAGAACTCTCCAAGGTATTTTGATGAGCTTTCTACAAAAACTATTCCCTTTATGGGGCATGAGCTAACCAAGTATGGCCTTGTCAAAGTCTATCAGACATTGAGAGAGAAGGATGGCTTGGATGTATTGAGAGAAAACCTTGGAGACAAGGGGATGGATTTCGGCAACTATCGTAAGTACCAACAGGAGTTGGAGGGCTTAAACAAGAGCCTTGATGATGGTGTTATTACTTCCGAAGAGTTTGAGTCCAATCTGGAAGCCGTTGAAGAAGAATACCTTGCGAGGAAGGAAAAAGATATTGCCAAGCTATTGGAACTGCTTGGGCCGGATGGGCTTTACCTTGCTGACGAATTACAGAACCTGTATCGGGAAAAAGGCGAGAAGCTACGGGCGTTCATGGCAGAGAACTATGGCCAGACGGTTATCCTTGATGACTACTATACGCCCCGCAATATTGCCGCCTATAATACAATGCAAGAAGGGGATATGGATGCTTACAGTAAGGGACACGTCACAAGGACGGGCTTGCCCTCTTACGCAAAGCACCGGAACACTCCCTCTTCGGCGGCGCTCTCTCTGGAAATAAACCCTCTTGGGGAATATCTTCGTTATAGCTCTATCATGGAGGGGTGGATGACAGCTTCGGAACTGGTCAACTTCAACAACCGGGTATGGGCTAATCCCACCACGAACGCCCAGTTGCAGAAATTATTAGGCCCAGCCAATTTCGAGGCGGCAAACAAAGCCCTGTATTACTTCATCAACGAGGGGCGTGTGTATGCCCAAAAGAGCGTGTTGGCAGAGGTAATGGGGAAAGTGTTCCAAGTATTGGCTAAGACAAGGATTGCTTTCTCCTTGGCTTCTCTGGTGCGCTCTGGTGCGGCTTTGTTCAACCCTATCGTTGGTAGCAACTTCTCCATGATGGAAATTATCAAAGGCGTGGCAGAGGTGACAAGCGGGAACTATAAAGGTTTTACCCTTGAAGAGCTTCGTGACTTGGAGGCAATGAAGGAACGTAAGTACCGTGGATGGGAAGACCGTGTGCTTGCCGATAAGGCATTAAGCATTCCCCTGAAAAAACAAGCGCAATGGGGATATTGGCAGGAAGCGGGCATGAGCGGCCTTATGGCTTTTGACTGGTGGAGCATATCTTTTGTGAATCAGCTGACCTCCCACATGCTTGCTAATCGCGGTTTGTCGCATGAACAGATAAGATGGGAGCTTAACAAAAACATCTACCAGACGGCACAGCCTTTATCTACCTCCGCTAAGGCTATCCACTTGATAGGTGGAAGCTCATTTGAGCAAGCCCAGTTCCTTTTCTTGTCTGACGTGATGAACAAGTTCGGCCTAGTGATGATGCAAGGCAAAAAGGATGTTCCTTTCTGGGAGGCTTTTCAGGGAGCCTTTCGTGTTTATACTATTGCCGCTCTTGCTAATGGTCTCTTCAACGGCTTGGCTACAGGTTTGTTTGGCGATAAAGACAAAGAGGACGACTTCATGAGCAACTTCTTATTGACTTCGGTATTGAGTCCGATTGTCTCTGTTCCTATGTTCGGCGGGTTTGCAGAGTGGTGCGCTTCCCTTATTAGCGGTGGTAAGCAATTCAGTCTGGGACGAGCCGATATGGCTGATTTATCCAAATCAATTCAAGGCTTAGTCAGAAGTATTGTGAAGACGTATGAGACTGTATCGGAAAAATGGGACAAGGAAGGTGCTTTGACTACCAATGATTACATTGATATGGTTTCCTATGTAGGCAAAAATATTGGGAGTGTCGCATCGGCTACCACAATATTTGGTACTTCTGGGCAGAGTATGACCAAAGCTCTAGAGATGGTAGGTGCATTATCAAATGCCCTTTCACAAGCTAAGACGACCACACAGAAATTCCTTCCAGAGTCAGTAAATCCCCTCTACACCGAAAAAGAAGCTATGAAGGAGAGGGCTAGGCAGATAAGAAGGGAGAAGAAGAAGGCCAAGCAGGAAAACGGCGAAAGGTCAGCAACCTACAGAAAACTTTCACGGGAATTAAGGCAAATAAACAAACAGTTGAAGATAAGGGGCTGGGAAGACTAGCCCACACCCTCAACCTAACCAATACTAACAATGGCAACAAAAAAAAGGTAAAAGCAGTAGAGCCGGAAGTGGTTTCCTCTGTTGAGCCAGAGGTGGCGGCAGTCCCCATGACAATGGCGGCGGTCACCCCTCGCTCCAACGGACAATCGACCAACGGCTTTGCTAAGGTAGAACAGGGGAAATCCTATGTTCTATCCGTCAATGCCCCTTCTGGTTCGGGAGAAGTTGAACTATTGGCGGCAGATAGTGATACACAAAGCGAGCCTGACATGTTTTCTCTTCTTTACACAAAAGTGGAGAACTCTATGCAGATTCCCTTTGTGGCTGTTTCTTCTTGGGTATATGTGCAAGCGGGAAATAGTAGCATTAACTGGCTTGTAACACCGGCAAATTTTAGTCTCGCCGTTCCCGGTGTGTCGTCCGGTGGCGGCGAAAGCTTTGACCCGGAAGCGCCCCAAGAGATTTCAGGTGACTGGCAGTTTACA